TTTGGCGGTGACGTTTATAATATTCCGTCAGGAGACTACGACGAATACTCTGAGCTCACTGCTGACGGGCTCTCGCCAGACGCAAGAATCCGACTCAGAGGGCGTCCAGTAACTAAGATTATCTCGATGCGAAACAAGAACGGTGTTGTTCTTGATCCATCTAGTTACTACCTTGTAGACCACTCAACCATCCACATTAAGGCTGGCACGCCTTGGACTCCTTGCAACGTAGAAATTACCTATCAATATGGAATTGCAGTTCCTACTGCGGGAAAAATGGCGGCTCGTAAGCTAGCTATTGAGTTTGCACGCCTATGGTCAGGCGACGAAATGTGCGAGCTTCCTCAACGCGTGACTTCCGTTTCACGTCAGGGCGTCTCTTACACCATCCTTGACAATCAAGAATTTATTGATGAACTTAGAACAGGTCTCTACGAGATTGACCTATTCCTTAAGACCGTCAACCCAGACAACGCCCGTCGTCGCTCTAAGGTCTTCTCTGTAGATTCTCCTCGCGCTCGTAAGTACACAGCAAAGCCTCTTAAGCTAACCGCAAATGCAAACTTTGATCTTACGCTCTCCCAGCCAACAGGCTCGATTAGCTGGACGTCAACAGACAGCGGAACTGATCTAAGTAACTTCTTCCCGCTAAACTCTACTTATACTCCAAAAGTTATTTTGAGGAATTACGGAGACACCACTTCTGTGACACTGCCCGCAGCATCGATTACTCTCGATGACAGCGATGACACACTAGATTTCACCATTCCTTACACAAGTGCAAAAACTGCACTGGGGTTGGTGGACCCAGGAACATGGACACTTTACGCCTCAAGCACTGATGGTGATGGTGTCGAGAGTCTGGTCGAACTAGCTACAGGTAACTTAAAAGTTACGATGTACTAAGAAAGAAGGAAAATATGTCAATTCAGACTAACTTCCGTGCCCAGGACATGCTGGGTGCCGCGAAGCCCGCAAAGAAGGCAGCCCCTGCTCCACGCGTATCTGCTCCAGCTCCAACGCCAGAGCCAATCGTTGTAGAGCCAGCTGTTTCTGTTGTTGAGGAGACCGTAGAGGCTCCTGCTCCAACTCTAGACGAGGTTACACCTCCTTCGGAGTAATCAATGGTAAGTCAGGAACTAGACCTAACTGGTGTCTCTGAGGATGCGGTAAATCTCAGAGACATGATGGCAGGCGTACTGGAGAGGGTACAGTCTGTTTTTCAGTCATACAACGTGGAGCTGCCACGTCGTCGTTATTGGACGATGGCCACTCCCGCTGTTGACTGCGAACAGCTAGTTATCTATTTCCAGCAGATGTATCTAGGCTCTCCGGGAGCGGAGGTTGGCGAACCGCAGCGTTGCCACGTTCCTAGGAGTGCAACCATAACAATTTCAATTTCTCGCGAAACCCCTATCGTTCAGCAGAACGGTAGACCTCCTGCTCCAGAGAGAATCGAGCAGGCCTCGGAGGTCATGGCTATTGACTCTTGGGTTTTGATGGAATCAATCAACCAGCTAGACCAGTGGGATGACACAGGGTATGGAGTTGGCGTTATTGCTACTCTAGCTGTTAACCCTCCAGAGGGCGGATTTCAAACGACTGAAATGACAGTCACTATGGCGGTCCCATAAAATGTATGGTCTGCCAGATAGCATAGGTGGGTATTACGCAAAGAGGTACTTAAAAAGCCTCAAATATATGCGTAAAGGCGGCGGCCGAGGATTCATACCGCTGGTCTACTCTACTTACAGAGTAAGACTATATAAAGCCAGACTTAGAACAATTTTGAACACCCCTGCTGGAAAACTTTGGTGGGCTTTAGAGCGTAGAGGCAATGCAATTGTCAGAAGCGCAAAAAGACAAGTGGGCGTACAAACAGGAGCACTTAAGGCCTCTATTCACATGAGGCACTCGGGGAATGTAACTGGTCAGTACCTATGGATTGGTGCCAAAAAAAGCTATGCCTACATGCACCATGAGGGAACTAGGCCTCACGTAATTACTGCAAAAGAAAGTCCAGTTCTCGTATTTCGTTCGGGCACACGACTAATTAAAACTCCTACAGTAAATCACCCGGGAACTAGACCTAACAGGTATCTAACTACACCAATGAGAACTCACCTTACAAGGCCTATAAACATTAGGTAGCTCCAAACAACTATATCCCCTCTCAGGTACAATAGTATTGCTGGAAAAACCAGTAAAGACACTATTGATAGAGGACATAAATGAGCAGCAGATTTAAGGACTTTGGCTCTGGCGGAGAAGTAACCGCCGAACCACTTGTATTTAAAGTTCACGATGAAGAATTTACGGCTATTCCTACCATTCAGGGTAAGGTGCTGATGGACTTGGTTTCCAAGTCTCAGTCGGAAGATTCTGTCGAGGCAATGGGGGTAGTTTCTACCTTCTTTGACAAAGTTCTTGTAGACGAAAGTCTAGAAAGATTCAATGCACTTCTAGAGGACAAAGAGCGCATTGTAACTATGGAAACACTGGGAGAAATCGTTAGCTGGTTGATTGAGGAGTACTCGGGACGCCCAAATCAGCAGCCAGAGGAATCCTAACCTGGGCGGTTGACCTCTGGCCTTACGTGAATGGTAAAGCCTTGGCTAGTGGACTGAGATTGAGTGAGATGGAAGCAACTGAAATGACAGATGTTCTCCACTACCTCATGGAAGATGACATGCGTTTCGTTTCTGCGGAAGAAGCAGATGCGGTTACCGCATATCGGACTCAGCTCTACTTGTTATATGACAAGACATACAAATATGGTGTGTCAAGCAAGAACCAGCAAAATGGCAGAACGTATATTCCGAAAAACGCTGGAAGCGATATCGGATTTGACGACCCTGTCTTTAATACGGGAGAGACTAAACCGTACATTCCTCCGACTAATTTCAACCCCGATTCGGTGTTGCCATTTGGCTCGGACTTAGACGCTCCGCTTGGATAAGAGGGGGTGAGGTAGCACATGGCCGTAGTCGGTGAAGCTAACATTATTGTTAGAGCCATTACAACTGGTTTTGACAATGATTTAAGACAGCAACTTAAGAGAATCGGCGGTGCCGCGCTACCTGACGCCCGAGTAGGTGGTGAAAGCATTGGTCAAGCTTTTACTCGAGGCTTCAACGCTGGCTCTGGAAACATATTTCAAAAAGTTTCCTCTGGGCTCCAGCAGCTAGCTCCAGACGCCGAGCAAGCTCGTCTGGCGTTCCGAAGCTTGGTTCGTACTAGCTATGTAGTGGGAACTGGTCTTACTGCTCTAGTTGGAGGAATTAGCGCCCTTGTTGGCGGTCTAATTGCCCTTGTTGCTGCAGTAGGACGAGCGGCTCCTGCGATAGCTGGTCTTGCTTCGGCATTTATACAAGTCAGACTTGCTGCCTCTTTTGCCCAATTTGCTTTAGGCGGCATAAGTCAGGCAGTGGCTGCTGCAACTAAACAAAATCAAGGGCTAGGCAAATCTATTGCCGACATTACAGAGGAGTTTCAGCAACTCCAATTCCAAGCAGAAGAGGCCGCTCTTTCCGAAGGGCGTGCAGCCCTTAACTTGGAAAAGGCCTTAGAGAACCTTCGCCGTACAGCTGACCTGCCTCCAAACTCCGCTGCTCGTCGTGAAGCAAAGCTTGCCTACGACGAAGCAGAGCTCGCATATCGCAAGGCTAAAGACCGCACTCAAGACCTCAATGCCGAAGTTGCTAAGGGGCCTCAGGCTCTAAATCAAAGCGGTGGCTCGGACCCATACGCTGGTCTAACAGAATCTCAGAAACAATTTGCTCAGTTTCTTGTAGGGCTTCGTCCTAAACTCGACATACTAAAAGAAGCCGTTGCTTCAGGATTTTTGCCTGTACTTGAGACCCAAATTACAAAGCTGACCGACCAGTATTTTCCTCTTCTAGAAGAGCGCCTCACTGAAATTGGAACTGCTCTCGGTACTGGTGCAGAGAACATCTTTGATAATTTCTTGGATGACAGCACAAAAGCCGAAGTAGATGAGTTCCTAGCCAATATAAGAGACAACATTCCTCTAATTGGTGAAATTATTGGCGAGTTTGCTGAGCTTTTCTTTAGGTTCTTCAATGACGCAAACGGCATTGGAACAAAGTTCTTGGAGTTTGTCAGAGACAGCCTAACGGGGTGGAATGAAGAACTAGAGAAAAACGGCCTAGACTCATTCTTCGGTGACGCTTTTGCTACTGGCTCTCGACTCTTTGGAATTATTGGCAACATCTTTAACGGCCTTGGTGACTTTTTTACAATCCTCAATGACTCTGGAGCAATTGACTCGATTCTTGACTACTTAGAACTACTTACAGGCGGATTTGCCAGCCTTGTAGATGACCAAGGGAATGTCACCGACGAAGGTCGAAAGCTTGGAGATACATACAAAGGTTTGGCAGATAACTTTGGTCCTGTAGTTACTTTCTTGGGGCAAGTTTTTGACTCATTCCTAAAAATTGGAGCTAATCCAAACATAGGTGAATTCTTTAAAATTCTTAGCGAAGAAGGCAACCAGCAAAACTGGGACAACATCTTTAAGGCATTTGCAGATGCGGCTCCGAACCTAGCTCTCCTAATTACAGAGCTAGGAGAACTGTTTGCTGCCTTTGCTGACGAAGGTGCCCCCCAGCTGTTCTTTGACACGCTAAGAGAGCTAATTGGGCCAGTTACTGACTTCTTTACTCAGAACAAAGAATTTATTGATTTGGTAACTAGAGGTTTTGCTATCGTAACGGCTTTTACTTTCTTCTTCGAGCAGCTCAAGAATATCTTCCTAGTTATTCTTGGAAACGTTTTTGCGTTTGTAGGAGCATTCCTAAGCGCTAAGAACATATTTGAGTTCTTTAAGAAAAACGGCCCCAAAATTTTTGGAGCAATTGGAAACGCACTTAAATTTGTAGGTGGCCTCCTAGGAACTGTATTTGGAGTTGTTGGAAGAGTTCTTGGAGTTTTCCTTAAGATTGGAAGGTTCTTAGTCGGAGGCCCTATAGGTATAGCAATAAGTGCTTTGATACTTTCCCTGCAGTTTTTCTTTACTCAGACTGAAAAAGGTAAAGAAATCTTTGCTGCTTTCCAGAACATTGTAGGAAATGTTGTAGAAAACATAAAGAGCTTCTTTAATACGCTTTGGACAAACCTCACCGCAGGCTGGGATGACTTTGTAGAGTCCATAAAGAGTTTCAGCATTGCTGACGTCATTAAGGGAATGATTAACGGAGTTATAGGCTTCTTCGAATTCCTAATCAATGAAGTTCTTAAGTCTTGGAACAACGGACTTCTTAAGAACCTAAACTCACTAAAGGTACCCGACTGGGTTCCTCTTATTGGAGGTAGAAGCCTAGACATCCCCCCAGCTCGTCTTCTAAAGATTCCTAGACTTGCAGAAGGTGGAGTTGTTGCACCTTCTGTTGGTGGAACTATTGCTCAGATTGCAGAAGCAGGAAAGCCAGAGCGCGTCGAGCCCTTAGATGAGAGAGGCCTGTCTAAGAGAGACTACGCTCTAATTGAGGCTCTAGAAAAGACTGGTGGCGGCATCAACATTACTGTCAACCCGTCTCCTGGAATGGACGAGAGAGAACTTGCAGCAGCCGTTTCCAGAAGGCTTGCATTTGAGATTAAGAAGGGTGCTATCTAGTGACCGAGTTTTATGATTCCGTAGATTCCACCACAAACCAAGGTGAAGAAAACAAGTTTGTAAATAGGGCCTTAACACCTTACCCAGAGCCATTCCTCTCTGGAATGAAGCTAGAGGGCGGCATTCAGCTTTGGAATCCTGCAACTGAAACTGGCCTCACCTTAAACACTATTGATTCCAACAATGTTGTTTGGGTAGTGTCTGATATCGAGGGATGGTGGACACTTCCAGAGGTAGAGCTTCCTGACCTCCCCCGCGGTTGGGGCGACGGCTCTTACGACGCTATTGGCCGATGGTCCAACAGAATTATGACTCTAAGTGGTTCTTTTATGCCGCAGGAGCCAGAGGATGCTGCAGCTGCTAGGGCAACCTTGTTGGACTACCTCTCGCCCATGGTAAAGACCACGACTTCAGGCTACCTAATTGTTACGGAAGATGGCACCAATAAGAGAGCTGCCAAAGTGCGTCTAAGCGGGGCTCCTCAAATTACAAGCGTCAATGCTCGTGGTCGGCACAATTTCTCTATCGGCCTCAAGGCAGTTGACCCAATCAAGTACGAATTTGTTGACGGGGACCCTGACGGCTACCAGTCCACAACAATAACCGAGAGCTCTGGAAGCGGCAGCACTACGATAACCAATTCTGGAAATACTCCAGTTCCAATAATTATTGAGCTATCTCTTGGATTTAGTATCCCCAGTTCGGCTAACCCGCCCACCATAACTAATACAACTTCTGACAAATCAATTTCAATTATTGGGGCGACTGTTAGCGATAAAAGACTAGAGCTTGACACGTACAACAGAGAAGTTTTGGAAGTCCAATATTCGGGGTCTTCTGTAGTTAATGTCGCTAATGGCAGAAGCAAGGTTGCAGTTTTGGTTGACTGGATTTACCTTCAGCCCGGAAGCAACACCATTACCATTCAAGATTTTCCAACTGGAGGCAGTGCCACCATCTACTACCGCTCTGGTTGGATTGGCTAGCTGGTAAACTAATACAAAGACACTCAAGGACAAAAGATGGCAGTAAGAACTGAAGGCGTTGAAGGGGCGGTAGATTACCGCTACTTTGTTTGCGACCTTATGACTAACGAGCTTCTTGCTGAGATACCATTTAGAAGTGTTTCCTACTCTCGCTCGCTAACAGAAGCTGGAACTTTTACTGGTGACATTGCTATCACCGAAGATACTTACAACCTAAATGTTTACGAGAACACTCTTCCAGCTAAAACAGCTCTGTACGTAGTACGTAACGGCGTCTGCGTGTGGGGAGGCATAATCTGGTCTCGCGAGTACAGCTTGATTGACAAGGTGCTTTCTGTTTCAGCTGCAGAATTTACAAGCTACCTGTCTCACCGAGTTGTCTGGAAGACTTGGAACAGCTCTTACGAGGCCGTAGGTGCAGTAGAAAACGGAACTTTAACCGTGACCCTCAGGTATGGGCAGTATGACTTTACTGTCGGAGAACCTGTATATATCTACTGGAGCGAAGGATACACCCTCTATAACGGCTACTTTACCGTTTTAACGGTGGGCGATGACGGCAGTGGACATTCTGTTATTACTGTAGATGCAGAATATGTCGATGTGTCTAATCCTGACAACACAAAGACAATTCCAGACCAGTACTTTGGCACAGAAAACCCTCTCACTGTAGAGACCCGCCAAGATACTTATCAATATGCCCAAGACCTTTTGCGAGAGCTAAACACTGACCTTTTTGATTTTGATTTTGCCAACGACGAAATTCGCCCGGGTATTGACTTGTTCAATGAGATTGCTTCTGTGTCTAGAAGCTCGAATGTAGCTACTGTCATCATGGATAGAAAACACGAACTAACCGAGGGACAAAAGTTTATTATTTCGGGAGTTACAGCAGACGCTGACTTTGATAATCCAGAGGCTGTAGTGCTTTCGGTAGTAGATGACTACACAGTGACTTACTCAAACACAGGAAGTGACATCGGCACCACTTCTGAAGCTGACTTCCCTGAAACAGTAAGTCAATTTTCTAGAGCTGGAAATCTAGCTACCCTAACTACAACAACTAACCACCCCTACGTAGCAGACGACATTGTTTTGCTAGAAAACATTAGCCAAACTTTTGACGGATACTCCACTGTATACGATGCACCTTCACTAACTCAGGTTCGCGTAGTGAGTATTGGTGCCGATATTGGCACAAGCTACACGGAAACCACCTCTACTTCCTTCCCCCCAACAATGAAGCGAAGGGCTTCAGTCCAGTACGGTACTTTTGGAGAGCACACCACTTTGGGTGACATAGGCTACGACTTAAGCAGGAACTCTACATTTAGCAGCAATCTTCAAACTAACCCCGTGATTAGAGGCTATGAACTTAAAACTGTTGCAGAGGTTTTTGAAGATTATGCAACTAAGCCCAATGGGTTTGAGTATCGAGTTGATTGTGAGTATGACACATCAACTTCAACCTTTAAAAAGTATTTTACTTTTTTGCCGCTCATTCCATCTAGCCTAACCACTTGGCTGGCGGGGCAAGTAGACGGCTACTCGGGACCAATTCCTGCTAGTGCTTATGGAGCAGAGTCTCTAATCTTTGAGTATCCCGGAAATATTGTCGAAGCTCAATTTGCAGAAAGTGCCGAAGATTCTGCAACCAGATTCTTTGTTCAGGGTAAAGACTCTAGATTAAACTCTGCTGCCAGCCAGCCATACTCTGCTGCTTCAAATCACAAGCTACTTAGAGAAGGCTGGCCAATTCTGGATGCAACGGATGATTTGGACGCTGCAGATGAAACGGTTTTGTGGAAGCAAGCTTCTCGTCTTTTGGAAGAGTCCGTACCACCAATTAGTACCTTCACTATCTCGGTAAATGGGTCTGCATTCCCTAAGCTTGGCTCGTACAATCCGGGCGACTGGTGTTCTGTAAAGTTAAATGATGACTTTGTCTCGTTAAGAGCAGACAGCTATTTAGAGCAAGACTACGGAAGCGACTCGGGCGTTTTGGTCAGGAAGATTATTTCGTACACGGTGAGTGTTCCTGACACCCCCAACTATCCAGAAGAAGTCGGACTAGAGCTAGTAACTGAGCCATCAATACCTATCTCTGGAGTAACAATCATAGACGGGAAGCCATTCAATGGGGATTAGAAGACGACGTAGAAAACTGACGACTCTAATGAGCCGTCTAGACCAGCGCGTTCGCTCTGTAGAGCTTAGACCAGTAAACCTTCTTACAAGCGGCCAAGTAGAAGCACTAGTAGACCCTGATGCAGTAGTTCCGTCGCCAGAAACTGTAGTTAGCGCGTCTGCTCCTTGGCAGTTCAGAAAAATTCAAGATGCTTACATTTACCCCAAGGCTGTTGGCTACTCTACTGACCGCGTAGAAATTTATTTGGAGTCTGACCTTGGAGCCGAAGTTGGTGACCGCATCGAGGTTTCTGGAATCCACTGGGCAAGCAGCGAGCCAATTGATGTTGATGGAGATAACTTTACTGTCCTCGAGGTGGACACTCCTCCTTGGACAGGGAGAACCCTACCTAACGGCACCACTAGACATGACCCTACTAGTGACCAGTTGTCTGGCGTAACTATTTCAAATACGTACACTTTTAAGCCCGACACATCTGCTCCGACTACATGGAGTTCTAGAAGACGACTACAGACTCGTAGAAAAGTTGACTCTTACTCTGCCACGGGCACTACAGTGACGCTAACTATGAATGCAGTTCACCACTTTGAAGTTGGCGACATTATTAACGTAGATATATTTTCTGAGAACTCTACTCTCTATGGTGCAGACGGACTGTTTGCTGTAACAGCTGTAACTAGCACTACCATTGAGTACGAGCTATCCGCGGGAGTAGCTAGCCCTACTGGAACAGTAGACGTTTCTAGTGCAAGTGTTTATGTTTTCCCTGTTGCCAGAGAGTGGGCCCAAGATGGCTCTATTTGGGTTGACAGCTCGAACGACAAGACTTACTACTGGGACGGAATTCGTTGGGTTGACTACACTCCAAGCGTCTCTGTCGGCCAAGACGGGGACCCGCCATCACCAGTAACCAGCTTGTCTGTCACTAGCGAGGCAGGCTTAGCGGGTGCTACTTATGCTCCTTATGCGATAGTAACTTTGTCATGGACTGCTCCCACAACTAGCGTGTCTGGTGACCCTATAACAGACCTAGCTGGGTACAAGATTAGGTGGAGAAGAAGTGCTTCTGAAGATTGGCGTTCAAAAACTGTTTTTGACTCTACCATCACTAGTTATGCCCTTGACGATGACGCAAATCTTACGCAAAACACTCTTTACTATTTTGAAGTTTATGCTTTTGATTCGGGACTGCAAGACTCTACTGCAGCAACTGCTAGCCACACTACTGGACTTTCATCAGGCGACCACACTACATATCCGCCGACTACGCCAACGGCTACTAGTCGTCTAGGGACAATTACTGTTTCTTGGGACGGTCAGCTATCTACAGGAGTCAGTACAGTAGCTGCTCCTAGCAACATTGTTTCGTTAAACGTTTATATGTCAACTACCAGCGGATTCACGCCGGGGCCTTCTAACTTAGTTGAGCGAGTTAGGGTCTTTGGAGGTATTGAAGCATTTGCTGTAATTACTGACCT